AAAGATGGAACTGAAATTGGATATTTATCTCCTAATGAAATACGAGTTAAATACAATATTAAAGTTTATTAAAAAAATTCAGAGAGTTGTAGGGGGCATTAGCCCTTTGCTACTCTTTGTTATTAAATATATATAATTATGGATAATTCAATGCAATACAATTTAATGAGTAAAAGTGACTTCATTGGACAATCTAATGTTGACATTGAAGAAATAGTATTAGCTACATTTGTAAACTATCCGGAATCTTATTTTAAAGTTGCTGACCAATTGAGTGTGAGAGAATTTTCATCCACAGAAAATAGATATATCTATTTAGTTATTAAGGAATTATCCGAAGTATCTAAAATTGATATAGCTACCGTTACTGATAAACTAATTAAAAAGAAATATCACGATATTATGCTTAACACTAAGCATGGTTTTGATATTATAGTTCATCTTAATGGAATATGTGAAAGAATTGACTCTGATGCTCATTTATTAAGCCATGTTGAAATTCTAAATGGATATGCAAAGCGTAGAGAATTAGTTACTCTATCAGCTGAAATATTAGATGGATGCAATAATATGGTGGACCCAGTTGAGGTTATCAATCAAATAAGCACAAAGATAGTTGACATTCAGGAAATGGGAGATATTGAAGAATTTGATATTAATCAAGCTAACAAAGATGTTTATGCAAGTTTAGAGCCTAAGAAAGATAATACATTAATGGTTAAAACCCATTTAAATAAAGTAGATGAATTTATTTATTGTCTTGAGCCATCTGAATTAATTATTATTGCAGCCGCACCATCAATGGGTAAAACTGCATTAGCTCTTGAAATCTTTAAAAATCAAATCATTAATGATGTTCCTGCAGCATATTTTAGTTTAGAAATGGGTACTACCCAACTTTTAAATAGAATGTACGCTGTAGAATCAAACATACCATTAAGCACATTAAGGACAAGATTACTATCTGAAGCAAATATGAAAGCTCTTAATAGAACAATTGGAGCATTTGAGAAGAAAAAGTTTTGGGTAGATGATAGAGCAAGAAAGTTATCTCATATCGCTAATAAAATACGTAAAAGCGTTATAAGACACCAATGTAAACTTGTAATCATTGATTATTTACAGTTGATTACTTGTGATACGGGAAAGCAGGGAAACAGAGAACAAGAAGTAGCCAACATATCTCGAACATTCAAAGAATTAGCATCAGAACTTAGAATCCCTATAATAGCACTATCTCAAATTAACCGAGCAATACACGCAAGGTCTAATAAAAGACCAACACTTGGAGATTTAAGAGAGTCAGGGGCTATAGAACAAGATGCAGATATGGTGATATTTGTTCATCGACCAGCATATTTTCAGTTAGATCAACCTCTCCCTGAAGTTGAATATACTGAATTAATATTTGCTAAAGGTCGTTCAACAGGTATTGGAAAAGTTGAGGTAGCATTTCAATCAAGCATGACTAAGTTTATTAATAATAGTTTTGAAGAAATGAAAATGCTTAAACTGACACAAATCGACTCTTTACCACAATCAGAAGAATTTTAATATGGCAAAGAAAAAATGGAAACATAGTCGTGTTGTTGCAGAAATATCTGAAAAGTTAAATTTAGACCCCAGAATAGTTCATCTAATAATTAGAAAGTTCTATTTTGGGTTAAGAAGTTTAATGCAAAAAAATGAAGAAATCAATATACAAGGTTTTTTTGTAATCAAATTATTCAAACCCTATAAAAAAAGAATAGACAAGGAGGGTAAGGATATAAATTTAAGAAAACGTAAAGACCAAAAATACACCTATGTTAAAAAGACTAAAAAATAGTAGTTTTTGTTGTGTATTTTTTGTACATTTACTACATTATGAAAGGACTTGAGAAAAGACTAATAGTAATACCGCAAGGTAAATTTGGAGGCAAATCTATGGGAGATTTTATACTTTTTGTTAAAAGTATTATGAACACTATAGATACAATTGACACAGATTTACATGTTAAGCAGGGCTTCGACCAAGTCCTACTAAAAGAAAAGAGAATAAGGCAATTTAAGGGTAAAAGTGTGACTGAATTTCATCAAAACATAATTGACCAAGTAACGTCAAACGGAACCCAATTTCTAATCAGTAAAAATTAATTTATGAAACCAAACATTTTTGTAGTTGGGCCATCAGGCTCAGGCAAATCCACATCTTTAAGAAATTTAAACCCGGAAACAACGATTATCTTGAATACCGAGCAAAAGGCATTGCCATTTAGAGGTGGCCAAAAGTTTAAATTAAATGTTCCTATCGCAGATATGAAAGCATTTGAACATACCTTTCAAAAAGCATTAAAATCAGAAGAAGCAACGACTATTGTTATTGAATCGTTTACATCAATGATAGAACAACAGCTTATTGAATCAAGTAGAAGCTATTCGGGATACGACATGTGGGGCGATTATCAAAAAGAGATAAAACGCATTCTTCATTTATCCAAAGGAACTAATAAGGTTGTTATATTCTTAGGAATTGACGGAGTATTTGAGGGTGTTAATGGGGTAGAGGAAAGGTTTGTTTATGTTCAAGGAGCATTAAAAAAGCAAGTTGAAAAAGAGTTTGTTATTGTATTATATACTGATATGATTACAAATGAAAAAGGAGAAGCTGAATATCGATTTATTACCAATAAGCAAAAAGGGTATGAACATACGGGAGTTAAGTCTCCTATGGAAATGCTTCCCTTACAAATGTCTAACGACTTGCAAGAGGTTATTAAATTAGCCGAAGAATATTACCAATAATAAATATATTACTAATTTAAAATTAAAATTATGAGTTTTGAAGATGAAATGAATGCCATTGAAAATGTTGAAACATCAGGCAAATATATTCAAGAAGCGTGTGTAGAAATAGTTACAATTAAAGCATATTCTATGTCTGCATCTGATTATAAAGGAGTTCCTTATGTAGAGTTTACATTTGAAACTACCAACGAAGATAAAGCTATTAATACTTCTCGTTTCTTTAGAGTAAAGCCCGATGATAAGCCAGATGTAGCAGGTTTTAAAATGAAAAAGCTAAAAGAATTATTGGAGAATGCTGGGGCAGATTTTACCTTAAAAGGTGAACAAGTGATTAAATCAGCTATTGGCTTAACTGTAAAGGCTTTATTCAAAAAAGTTGAATATGGTGGTGTAGATGGAAATCTAAATAACAAGCCTATTATTAAGACTAAAATTGAATATTCATTTTGTACAAAAACAGATGATACTATTAAAGGAAATCAGTCTTATTTATACACTCCATTAAATGCAAAAAGTCTTGCTAAGTTTAATGCTGATATGGCTAAATGGGAGAGAGATAACCCTCAAGGTGGAGATAATACCCCTATTGTTTCAGAAGACCCACCAGTTGTTGATGATTTGCCATTTTAAAAATATTCAAGGAGTCCTTTGTGGCTCCTTGTTTAATTAAAAACATTATGCAGGAACTATTAGATAAAATTACGGAAATCATTGAAGATTACCACGTATCATCTGAACATGATCCACAAGGGTTATTAGATATGGGTCGGAATCTATCATGCTCTTTATTCGATTTAGAGGAATTTAGAGCAGAAAAACATAAAGCATTTGAAGCTACCATTTATTCAGAAAAGATGAATGGGGCGAGTATCAGCTCGGCTACCAATACAGCTAATACAAGACATCCCGAATTGTATAAGTTAAGAAGATTTATGGAAGCTGCTGAAAAAGTACATATTCAAATAAGCATTGAACTTAAATGGCTACATGCAGAACTTTTATCGGGAGGAACTATTCAAAATGGAATTTAAAACATGAAAGCAGAACTTGAAAATGGAATAAGAGCATTACTAAAAAAAGCCAAAGAAGACTATACTGTAGGTCTTATTGAGCTAAAAATATCTGTATCTGGTAATTACGAGCCAATACAAGATGAAATTTATAAATTTATTGATGAAGCAGCATTTGATGAAAACCTTGTATTAAGCCCAGACAATGGAGTAAACGTACTTTATGATGATGATGGTTTTACAAGGATATTTATTAAAGTACGTTTACT